GACTTAGTTGAAGCATTTGAAAAGGGCGAAGATGTATACAAGATTATGGCATCGGCTATCTACGGCAAGGCTAGTGAAGAAATTACGAAGGATGAGAGGTTTGTGGGTAAGACGACCATCCTTGGTGCAGGCTACGGAATGGGGGCAGAAAAGTTTGCGCTTCAGCTTAAAACTTTTGGTGTTGAAATTGAGGTTGCGGAAGCAAAGCGAATCATCGATACGTATCGCAGCACATACCCACATATTGTTTCGCTATGGAAAGAAGCCAATAAATCGTTGGACGCATTGCGGTCATCGCAAACTACAACGGTTGGGGTACAACCCCAAGCGCTCTATATAACAGAGAATGGGTTTGTTCTACCAAGTGGGCTGTTTCTCAATTATCCTGATCTACAAAAAGATGACGAGAACCAATACAGTTATCACTCACGCCGTGGTCGCATTAAGATATACGGCGGTAAAGTAGTTGAGAATATTTGTCAGGCTCTTGCTCGTTGCGTGATCGGTGAGCAAATGCTACGTATATCTAAGAAGTACAAAGTTGCTTTGACTGTACATGATGCGGTTATGGCAGTTGTACCTGAAGCTGAAGCTGAGGAAGCACAGAAGTACGTTGAAGAATGTATGCGTTGGAGACCTGAATGGGCTAAGACATTACCACTCAACTGCGAGTCAGGTATCGGAGACAACTATGCAGAATGTTAAGTGGTCTTATTCCTCATTAACTTTGTTTCAACAATGCCCACGCAAGTATTTCCATTTGCGTGTACTCAAAGATGTAGTTGAGCCTGAGTCACCTGCCATGCTATACGGTACGCAAGTACACGAAGCTGCTGAACTATATGTCAAAGATGGAACGAAGATACCGGAGAAGTTTGCATTCATTAAGCCAGTATTGGATACTCTTATTGCTACACCTGGTACAAAGCTTTGTGAATACAAGATGGGTTTAACAAAGGATAAAGAACCATGTGACTTCTTTGCTGAAGATGTTTGGTTCAGAGGTGTTGCAGATTTGCTTATATTAAATGGCAGTACGGCTTATGTTGTAGATTACAAGACAGGCAAGAGCGCACAGTACGCTGATAAGAAACAACTCGAGTTAATGGCGCTGGCTGTATTTAAACATTTCCCTGTTATAGAAAGAGTAAAAGCGGGATTAGTATTTCTTGTATCCGAGGAGTTTGTGAGGGAGCAGTACAACGTAGACATACAGGATGAGCGTTGGGCTATGTGGGATAGTGAAATTAAGCGTATTGAAGATGCAATTGAAAACGATACGTGGAATCCGAAGCAGAACTTTACTTGCAAGAAGTTTTGCCTAATTGAACATTGTGAACATAACGGAAAAGGAACTTATAGATGAGTAACGTACCAAATCAAATTGTAAATTTACAAAAGATACAAGATGAAGCTGATAAACATGAAGCGTTTGTCGCTGAACAATACCAAGAAGCAATTATCAGTAACGAAGGGCTTGATGCAGGTCTAACAGTTGAAGGTCAACTTGAACGTAGATTTAAAGAATTGTTTATGCGTGTGTATAGCACACATATATACCCCGAGATACACAGAGCCGTTAACACAGAAGTTGCTGACGCTGCAATGAGACTTGGTAGACAACTTGGCACAATAAACAACGTACCAAAAAAATAATGATTACAGATCAAGACAAAGAATACTTACGACATCTATATGCAATGTTTGTGCTAAATGGGTTGTTGTCAAGACTTAATCCTGATGAAGTACATACAGATAAAGTATGGCAATTTGTAGATGAAATAATCGAAACAAGCGAACCAAAACAAGCAGGCATTGCATCAATAAAAAGGAAAAAGAAAAGTGAGACCAACACCATATGACACAGGCAAAGTAAAGATCGGTATCTACTATGAGCCGAAGGTTAACTACTACAACCCCGATCAAGACTGGGTACAGAAAGCATTGCTTGGTGTAGAGACATCATGGACAACCGACATCGTAGTTATAACGGCTATGTATGCACTATTGATCTATGCGTTTATGGGACTAATGACTAGGGGGTACTATGAATAAAGAAGTAACACAAGAGCAGGGTGAGCAGTTAGCAAGACTTGGATGGCAAGAAATTGATTGTCCGATTTGTGGAGGTGGTGCACGAGCGTTTCCAAAGCAAGAGCAAGGTGAGCCTGTGGGTAAGTTTGCAAAGTTTACCGATGGCATTTGGCGAGAAGTCACAGACGGGTCTGCTGGAGTGCCTCTCTATACTCATTCTAAAGAATGGGTAGGGTTAACTGATGAAGATGATATTGATTGGGAAGAAGGCGACAGTTTAAGAGATTTGTTTAAAGCAATAGAGTCTAAGTTGAAGGAGAAAAACACATGACACCCGCAGAATTACTTCACAAAGATGCGGCAGGGTATGCAACCAACCGCAAACTTGCTTACATCGGGCTGATGAATAAAAAAGAAGTTGATCATATGACTGAAGATGCTCTTAATGGGATATGGCTTGCTCACTATGAAGGCTACAGGGAGGGTTATTGGGTTGCCACTGGTGATGTTAAATTTTCAACCGACCCCGCTAAATTAAAGAATAAGAACACATGATTACATTTACATACGGACAAATTTTTTTAATCATTGGGTTAAGCATTGTTGATGGCGTTTTGCTTGGTTTTATTTTGACCACGCATTTTATTAGCAAAGAAAGAAAAGCTAAATTAAAGGATAAGAACACATGAATGATGTACTGGATGCGTTGATACTTATAGCAGTACTTGGGCTGGGTGCAGTATGGATAACCGCTGTATTTTGCTATGTGTTATTTATACTGGGGGTGTATGATGACTGAAGAAGAGATATTTGCATTAGCCATAAAAGCAGATTTATACCTAGATTCAGATGAATCAGTTATTAAATTTGGGAAACTAATAGCAGAAAAAGAACGTGAGGAGTGTGCAAAGATATGTGAAGAATCTGAGTATCCTGATGGAATTGATTTAGCTTATTTAATTCGAGCAAGGGGACAAGAATGAGTGATGGTGGAAAAGGGTCTAAGCAAAGACCAACAGATCATAATAAGTTTGCAAGTAATTTTGATTTAATTTTTAGGAGTAAACCGATGGACGAAGAAACAAGAGAGATTGACCTACAACTTGGGGATGCGCTATCAGAATTATCTTTGTATAAAGATGCAGTAAATGAAGCTACTGTTATATGCGAAAACGTAGATCATGGACGATATGGCGATGCACTTGTACACGTACAAAAATTCTATGCTAAATTAGAAACTATACGCCAGTACAAATCTAAACAAGTTGACATGGATGGTAGATGCTGATGATTGAGAAGATTAATACGTTTGAGAGTAGGCGTGGAGAAGAACGCGGTACTTTAAAAACAATCCATAGAATAATTTATCGTTGCTCAGTCTGCGGAAAAATGTTTGGCTTAAAAGAAGAAGCCGAAGTTCATAAACATAACGAAATAAGCGAAGGAGACAAATGAAATGCCCGAAATGCGACCATACGAAATCGATGGTAGTGGAGTCAAGGAAATCTCCCGACCACGAGAACTTAAGGAAACGATACTGCCTGAAATGCTATGCAACATTTCTGACAAAGGAAGTACTGCACGAAGGAAAACTAAGCCGAGCAGACAAGATACAGACACGCAACAACAATGGCCTTTTCCAACCACGCTTTTAACAAAGATAGGCAAGCCATTAAAGTTTAACCCAAGTAACCATGAGGAGGCAACATTTTGAACGTAGATGAAAAACAAGTGGGCGGCACACACTATAAAGATATGTCAATACAACCTTGGACTGTAATGGAAGCAGTACTTTCTATAGAGGAATTTAGAGGGTTTTTAAAAGGAAACATAATTAAGTACTCTATGCGCCAAGGACGTAAGGATAGTGACGATGGCGGCAAAGCTTTGCATTATCTGCAAAAGTTGAAAGCTATGGAGGAAAAAGATACAATGTTCTAAAGGAGAACACTATGCCATACGTTAACAAACCAAGACCGTACAAAAAAGAATACGAACAACAAAAGGCTCGTAATGAACAACCAAAACGCAACGCTAGGGCAAGAGCAAGATATAAGCTTGATAGTGAAGGGGTGGACAGGACAGGCAAGGACATCGACCATTCCATACCATTATCAAAAGGCGGCACTAACGCACCCTCAAATCTCAAGCTCAAGTCCCCAAGTGCAAACCGCAGTTTCTCCCGTAATTCAGACCACACGGTCAAAGTCAACAAACCCAAGCGAAAGTAATTTTGCGATTACGCTTCGGATGTTCTTTGAAAAGAATGGATGGGAATTTAGGGAAGAATATGAAATTAAAAAGTCTGGTAAACGCATAGACTTTTGTGTTAAAGCTCCGTATCAAGGCGGTCATATATTCTTTGGGGTTGAATGCAAGCGGGACCTCAATGATGCAACCAATGCTACAGTATTAGCCGATCACTTTGAGCAAGCCGTAGCATATTCCCGTTCTCTTAATATGCCAGTGTTTCTTGCACCGGTCATGACCCAATATACCCAGAGTAGTTTATACGCAGGTGGACATAAGCTTCGTGCTATGTCAGCATTATCTGTATTCGGCGGTAGGTGTAACGTAGGTTTATTGGCAATTAATAGAAGCGTATGGCAAAACAAAGTTAGCGTAAACACCTATATGATTTTACGTGGCGGTTCGTTTTGGAACGAACGAGACGGATTTAACCCACAGAGAATGCAGATGGTCACATCTACAGGCTCATCAAAAGACAGAGAAGATATAAAGATATGGCGGTAGTACAAAGATATACATGGCCTGGCGTACACCCACCGATGGCACATCAGAAAACAACGGCAGATTTCTTATCAACTAATCCACGTGCGTTTTGTTTTAATGAACAAGGCACAGGCAAAACAGCATCAGCTATCTGGGCATCAGACTTTTTGCTACTAACAAAACAAATAAGACGAGTTCTTATTATTTGCCCACTATCCATTATGGATTCAGCTTGGAGAGCAGATTTGTTTAAATTTGCTATACACCGCAAAGCTAGTATTGCATACGGCACAAGAACAAAACGTCAAACAATTATTAATAGTGATGCCGAATACGTCATTATTAATTACGATGGTATTGAGATTGTTGCTAGTGAAATCAAAGAGGGTAACTTTGATTTAATCATAATAGATGAAGCTAACGCATATAAGAATCCGCAAACCAAACGTTGGAAAACTCTTAATCAAATCATAACGCCTGATACTTGGCTATGGCTTATGACGGGAACACCTGCTGCTCAGAGTCCAACCGATGCGTTTGGATTAGCTAAGCTTTGTGTACCACATAAAGTACCTCGGTTCTTTGGGTCGTTTAGAGATATGACCATGAGGAATATTAGCAAGTTCAAATGGATACCGAAGCCGGAAGCTAACGACATAGTATTCAATGCGCTTCAACCCGCTATTCGGTTTACTAAAGAAGAATGTTTAGACCTTCCTGATGTTACGCATGTATTTAGAGATGCGCCACTTACTGCCCAGCAACAGAAGTACTATTCTATTTTAAAGAAGCAGATGTTAATAACCGCCGCGGGCGAGGACATATCAGGCGCAACTGCGGCAGTAAATATGAATAAGCTATTGCAAATATCAGGCGGTGCAGTCTATTCCGATACAGGCGAAATAATTGAGTTTGATGTTAGCAACAGGCTTAGCGTAATTGAAGAAGTCATTAACGAAGCTAGTCATAAAGTATTGATCTTTGTGCCATTCACTCACACCATTAAATTATTATCCGACCATTTAACTAGGGTAGGAATATCAAACGAAATTATTAACGGTGATGTTCCAGTCGGTCAAAGGACTACAATATTTAAACAATTCCAAGAACAAGACAACCCAAGAGTATTAGTTATACAACCGCAAGCTGCGGCACACGGGGTTACACTTACAGCTGCTAACGTTATCGTGTGGTATTCTCCAGTCTCCTCAACCGAAACCTATCTACAAGCTAACGCACGTATTAATAGGAAAGGTCAAAAGAACTCTATGACTATAGTACATATTAAAGGTAGTTCGATAGAGGAGCGTATGTATAACCTGCTTCAATCTAAGCTTGATGTACATACAAAGCTAATAGATTTATATAAAAATGAATTAGAAGATACTTGACTTAGTAAAGTTTTAGTGTACAATACTATCTCTCGTTAACAATAATATAAAGGAAAAGCAAATGGACGGAACACCATCTGTCGATAAACTTGTCGACGTTTACATAAAGATTCGTGACGCTAAGGACGCAGCTAAGAGAGCATACGAAGAAAAGAATGCTGAACTTACTGAGCAAATGGACATCATAGAATCTGAAATCCTAGAGGTATGCAAAGCTACCGGTGCGGATAGTATTAAGACTCCACACGGTCTTGCTATGCGCTCTGTTAAAACTAGATACTGGACTAATGACTGGGATAAGTTCTATCAGTTTATGATGGACTATAAAGCACCCGAACTATTAGAAAGGCGTATACACCAAACAAATATTAAACAATTTTTAGTCGATAACCCCGAAGTGTTGCCACAAGGACTCAATGTGGACAACGCATATTCCATCACCGTAAGGAGAAGTAAATGAGTAAATTAGCCCTGTTCGAAAACAACCTGCCCGCATACTTAAAGAATGTTGAACTTGACGATGTAACAAAAGCATTGTCTGGTGGTGGTAATAAAATTAAACGCATTGCCCTTGGTAATAACAAGTTCATACTTAAAGTTGGTGGCGTTGAAATATCTAAGAGCGCAAATGAAAAGATGAATGTTGTAGTTGTTAATGCTGCTAAAGATGTATCACGTACATTCTATGCTGCAGCATACGACCCAAGCGCAGAAGCAACTCCACCCGATTGCTGGTCACCTGATGGACGTACTCCTGATGCTTCTATCGAGAAACCACAATGCGCCACTTGCGATAACTGCCCACAAAACATTGAAGGTTCTGGACAAGGTAAGAGCAAAGCTTGTAGATTTAACCGTCGTATCGCAGTTGTTCTTGCAAGCGATATTGGTGGTGATGTGTATCAAATGGAGTTAAAGTCTAAGTCATTCTTTTACAGCAAGAAAGAACCAGGCGATTTAGATCACATGCCGTTTGATCAGTACGCAAACTACGTCGGTTCACAAGGTTACAACCTTAACAATCTAGTAACTGAAATGCGCTTTGACGATGACTCAACGGTTGGCAAGTTATTCTTCCGTCCTATTGAGTTCTTATCTGAAGAACAATGGGAAATTGCTAAGAAGCAAAAAGAAACTCCTGCAGCTAAGTCAGCAATTACTATGACTGTTGCACAAATTGATGGGGTTAAAAAGTTAGCTGCGCCTGAGCTTCCAAAGCTTGAGTCTGTTGCTAAACCTGCGCCTAAAGCTGTGAAGGTAGAAGTTGAAGTCGAAGAAGTACCAGAGCCTAAAAAGCGTAAAGAAGATAAACCTGTAGTTGCACCTAAGAAAGACTTAAAGTCAATCATGGGTGATTGGACTAACGAGGAATGAACTTACGTGGGTTCAGTTTAAGACTTGTTGAAGCCAACCAAAATGCTGACTCCAATCTAATTGGGGTTCAGCTAGGTAGGTATTGCATTGCTAAAGATATATCGGCAGTTGAAGCTGCCGCTATATTCGGCGTATCAAAGATGACAATCTATCAATGGTTCGTAGGCAATTCAAAACCCCACAAGACTAAAGCTGAAAAAATAAAAAGAGTATTGACTAAGGCTAAGTTCAATAATGGCAAAGACTGATCTACTTGCGGCAGTGCTACCTCCAGATGGAGAAGGTAATTACTGTATCGTAGGTTTAAAACCAGGCGGGTATCCAAAGCAAGAATTTGCAGATACTTTACTGGGAGCTGGGGAGCTTATAGATGATTTATTGAGTCAGGAATTTGATGTTTATTTTGCATGTGCTAAGTACCTTGACCCAAACGAAGGACGAACACAGAAGAATAGCGCGTACTTTAAGAGCTTTTGGATTGACGTTGATTGCGGTGTGGGTAAACCATACGAAGATCAAACTGTTGGACTTGCAGCGTTAAAGGAATTTTCTAAATCAATAAAGCTACCGTTACCGAGCGTAGTTAATTCTGGTCGTGGCATTCATGCTTACTGGACTTTGAACAAAACTATATCTCGTGATGAATGGTTACCTGTTGCAAAAAGACTTAAAGCCCTGTGCGAAGAACGAGGTTTCGAAGCTGACCCATCACGGACCGCTGAGAGCGCATCTATTCTTAGAGTATCAGAGACTTTAAATTTTAAGCAAGATCCCCCACTTCCTGTTGAGATTTTGCATATCAGCAAGGAGTTAGATTACGATGAGGTTAAAAGAATACTTGGTGTGTTAGTTGCGCCGAGCTATATACCTCGGAATTACAGTGAAGCTGCTAAGATAAACAGAAGTAACACTCAAAGCAGATTCAAAACCATCATGATGAAAACCATTGATGGCAAAGGTTGCAACCAGATTAAATATTTAGTTGAAAACCAAGATGCTTTAGACGAGCCGAAGTGGAGAGCAGTGCTTAGTATCGCTACACATTGTGTAGATAGGGATACTGCAATTCATGCGGTTAGTAAGGGGCACCCCGAATATAACTACGAATCCACAGAGGAGAAGGCAAATGATATTAAAGGCCCATACACATGCGATAAGATGGAGTATTACAACCCTGGACATTGCAAAGATTGTATCAACAAAGGAAAAATCTCCAACCCGATTCAACTCGGCAATGAGATCGCTGCGGCAGAACCAGAAGTTCCGATTATTGAGGAAACTCCAGAAGGAACAAAATCATATGAAGTGCCTACCTTACCTGAACCGTATTTCAGAGGCAAGAACGGCGGCGTATATCGGCTCCCTGCGGAAGAAGATGCGAAGCCTACATTAATATATGAACATGATTTATATGTAGTTAAGTTGCTACACGACCCCAAGCGAGGGGATGCAACTTGGATTAGACTACATCTCCCTAAAGACGGCGTACGAGAATTTGCGTTGCCGTTAACTGATGCTCTTACTCCAGAAAGATTACGTGAAAAATTAGCGTTTCACGGGGTTGCTGCCCCTAAGAAGCAGATGGACGGGATTATGTATTACATCATTA